GGGGCTTTCATAATATCATAACGTTCTACTGATTTGTATTTACCATCCTCACGGTACATTACTACATCTACACATCTACGTCTAAAAATAAAGTCATATTTAGTTCCTATTTTCATGGCAATCTTATTAATGACGGAGCAAACATGCTGGGTTGAACCATACACATTTACTTTAATTCTCCCCAATTCATAGGGAGTGAACTTGCCGCTCCTACGACGGCAAGGAAGGTAGGTCTTGACGAGATCTACATCAATTTGGTTTTCTACACGAGGTTTAGTACGAGGATATACTAGTCCGCTATCGGAGATTTCCCTAAAATATTTTGACCCTTGGGGTCCAAACGTGTCTTGGCTTTGCGCACATGTACACATTTTAAACCAACACACGCAGTTATCGACGTGATCATATATCGAAACGTTTAATCAGAATTTCTACTACACTAGTATAATTTGGTAGGTCTAATCCTATCTCTCTCCTTAAATGATGGTTGTTGAATAAAGCACTGCGAATTTTCTCTCTAAAATAAACAAAATAGTCCCTACCATGTTGACAAGCTTCTACCATTGCATTATCTATTTGATCTTTAATGTTCTCTGAGTTATTGGCATCGATGTTGGTATAATTAAATTGTTGTTCTATTGAGTCTTTATCTATTGGGCACAAATAAAAACCATTTTCTAATACAAATCTACGTTTTAAAAATGTTATTTCACTCAATTTTCGCGCTCCTATATCATTACTATCTTTTTGAGCAGTAGTATAATCCTGACCTAAAACTTTCATCCATTTTGAAACTTCTTTAAAACTATAGCCTGTAATTTTTGAATTTGTTGAAAATACTACGTCATCTCCAAAACATGTGAAACCTACATCTCTGGTGAATGAATTTAAATTTAATTTTCCTGTAATTTTTCTATAACACCACCAATGATACATAAAGTTAACTATACAATTTATAACGGTTGTCATAGGGTTACCTGAAGGATTACCATGTTTTACTAAATGAATATTAGATCCACTAACTTGATATGTTTCTACGTACTCACTCCAAAGGGTGGCTGCTGCATCTACATCAATTCCTGAAACATAATTTATTGTTCTAATAACTATTGCTCCTGCTGTACTCATAAAATCTGCTCTTAATGATCCATCGTATGCAGAGTAATCTGCATCATAAAATT